AGACAACAAAATTAACTATGTGGTCTCGGGAGGAGGCAACTACTCCCACGAGCTGTGGAACTATCCGGACGTATTGACAGTAGCCGGCTTTGATTTCAAAGACCGGTGGCTAGGCATACCCAAGTACAAGCTCAAAGTGTACAATGTCGAGAAAATACGTGTCGGAGACTCTAGGTACATAATCGGCCTTTTCCCGGGTGCCGTCATCACGGGAATTTATGCCTACCTTTCGAAGATTTTCTCGAAACACGAATACCTGGAGCGATTGAAGCCCAACCATGCGAATTTTACTGTCGTGGAAACGATGAAAAACTCCGCGGACATAAGCATTGCTCTCGAAGGAAGCTCATTCTCTGCCAGCTTTAACGCTGAAGAGCAAGCAGTCCTTAGATGCGTCGCGGTGGATTGCATGAGAGACAAACGCATTCTCAAGAGTGCGACTGTCGAGTCTTACCTGGATCCAGAACGAGCTGACCGTAAGAGCGCCGCCAAACTGGCCCAGGCCTACTTCAGCACCACGGACCTGCCGCCGCTGCAACGAATCTACGCTCCGGACCGAGTAGTAAAACGCCCGAACGTAAACTACTACTCCTTCGGACCTTCGACGGAGCACGACAAGAAAAGCGTGAAGCCTTTCATGAACGCTATTGTCGACGGATGTTACGCACCTCTATGTAACAAGAGCAACGAAATCCGCAGTATTCAAACTCGAGTTGAAGCTGCGAAGACTACTCGGGCCGTGGGCACTCACCTGCTCAAGGCCATGAATGCCTTCCTCGAATTACTGATTCCACGTCCGCACAGGCTGGCGCCCGTAGACTACGCTGAAGTAGAGCGTAAGCAAGCGCGCCCGGCCCAGAGGAACCAGGCAAGGGAAGCGGAGCAATCTGGGCAGTTTTACGGCCGGATAGTTAATGCTTTCCTGAAGCGAGAGGCAGTGCAGAAGTGTAGCGACCCAAGGAACATTACACCAATCGGAGCAGTTGATAAGGTGTCTTATTCCCGGTTCTGCTATGCCGCTGCTGAGCACCTAAAGAAATTCCCGTGCTATGCTTTTTCAAAGTGTCCCCAAGACGTAGCCACGCAAGTCGTAGCAACCTGCCGAGACGCGCAATTTGTCACGGCTGGGGATTTCAGTAGAATGGACGGCCACCAATGCGAGCCCGGCAGGGTTCTACTGACGGGATTCTTCAGGAGGCTCTTTGCGATTGGATGGCATAAGGACCTTAACAGGGACCTCATGTCCCAGATCATGAGAACAGGGAGAGGCACCTTTGGGACCAAGTATTCCACTTGGCTGACCCAAATGAGTGGCTCGCCAGACACCAGTGTCGGCAACACTGTAGTGAACTGGTTCGTGGCCTTCTGGCACGTTACAACAATGGTATGAGCGCACGGGAGTCGTTTAGACTGTCTGCCAACTTCGACAACTTCGGAGGTGACGACTCACTCATGCGAGAGATGCCCGAGCCCTGGTATAACAAGGCTGCTAGCATGATGGGACACAACACCAAGTGCGATATTTTCAGATCAGGGACTAGGGGCGTAAACTTCTTGGCTCGTATCTATTCGCCACAAGTATGGTTTGGTAATCTCGCATCGATGTGTTATCCAAAACGGGCTATAAGCAAATTCCACGTTGCAGCTGGCCTTAACGGAAACACGACAAAAGTACGGAGAAGGAAGCTGGTCGAAAAAGCCAGATCTTTTGCCGCGACTGACGGCAAAACACCGTTTGTCGAGCAATTCTGTGCAACGGTCGCCAGGCTGGCAGACCAGAAAACGAAAGATTCGGCAGTACGGACGATCGACTCGAGCTGGTGGAGCCAATACGACAATAACTACCCTCAGGACAATCCTGGGGGCTGGATGGACGTTGAAATGAGAGACTCATTGCCTGGTTTTGACTTCAACCGCGCTACTACCTTCCTGGCAGAATGCAAGTCTTTAGATGAAATTCTCGACTTCCCTAAGTGCTACCCAGACGAAATAGAGCCCATCAATCCTCCAGCACCTGTTACTGTTAATGGAGCTAATATTGATCCAC